TATCAAAGGAAGCAATTCTTGTAAAATCAAACCGAACTGCGAGATATTCAAGTTGTTTTACTGTGTATCCAAGAACATACATTAATCCAAATAAAGTACCACCACTAATACCAACAATCTCTTTTACACATTTCAGTAAATTACTTTCCTCTAATGCTTTCAATACGCCAATATGTCCAACACAACGTATACCTCCTGCACAAAATGCCAGACGCCGAGGAGGTATTTTTTTACTATATTTTTTGTTAGTGGATTTATCAGAGGACGATGTCTTGGAATACATATGGGAATCACAAGCGCCAAGATGTGATTCAAGTGCCACGGCTGGAGCCGAAAGATTTATACGATCGTCGCGTTCGTCGTGACCACGCCCGCCTTCGTTCCTATAACACTCTTTTAGAGCAGATTTATCATCGCGTATACTCGACATCCCAACTATCCGGGAATACATCTTCTGTTTTATATAATGTTCCGCCGTTTATCTTAGGATTGCCAAAAATGGATATGGAAGATTGTATTGTTTATCTTGTTTGGCAACTTCGTCAAAGTGGGTTTGAAGTCCGTTTTACATGGCCGAATTTACTTTATATTAGCTGGAGACATCATGAAGGAGATTATTTGACAAAACATAATCCAATTATTCAAGCAATGATTCCTGAACCAATCGCTCCACCAAAACCAAGTAATCAAAAAACGGAAGGAAAAAAGAAACAACCACTTCCCAAACAATCTGTGGCATTCAGCAATGAAATTGAATTATTAACGTCTGTAAATCAACCTCAGCAGATCCCACAACAACGGCGGGCAATAGATTATGAGCCGCCAACTTCGTTTTTACAAACGATGGAACGGCCTGTTAAACAACAAAATGCCAAAGGAAATGTCTTGGCAGATTTATGGACGTATTAGCTGTAAAAATTGAATAAGACGTACGAAACTTTGGCAAGTCCAATGTCTAGCGTTTTATACATTCAGACAAAAGAAGAGAAAATGAAACTAATACACGATTTTCTACATAATATGGATTCATCCATGTTAGTTATTCTCGGAGAAAACAAGTATCTTTTAAAAGATTATATTCAGTGTATTGAAAGTAATTGTAGTGATTCAATGACTTCCTTGAATATTCTTAAGAATGATAACGGAGATAAATACGTCTATAGAACAAAAGAGAATACGGTAAAAATTCTATACAGTGTTACAAAAATGTCATTATATATTGAAGAAATGATATACGATTGGAATGCGTCTGTAGCGTATTTTCAATGATTGTGTAAAAGAGTGTGTAGACGTGTTGCTTTGACGACACCGAGTCGTTGTTTCCCAACTTGTATCGCCGTGAATTCTTCCACTGTCCCTTTCATAAGAGCTTCCAAGCTAGGAAAGACTGAGATGATTGCGAGAGCACCTGTTGAGCTTATACCACGACATGCTTGTAAGAGAGTTGCTAAAAATACGTTTGGATCGTCTGTATTAGATTCTCTTGTTTTTCCGCGTGTTTCAATATATGTTAGAGTAGCTGGTTGTTCAAAAGTTTTAGGATCTGTCGTCCATTGGTCATGGAGTATTTTACAGAGTTCTGCAGTTTCTTTTAAAGAGGCTGTTAGAAATACAGGAATATGATAGCGAATTGAGAGACGTGTTATATATTTCAGAAGAGCTTGTTTTGTTAGGCGAACGTGTCCAAGACGATCCAATTCACCTTCAATAATATATATGGCATGTGCTTTTTTTTCTGTGGCATATGCCATAATACGACTGCGTTGTTCTCTGTACCTATTATCTAAGATAGATGCTTCCAAATCGGCGACGGATTTTCTCTCAATTATGAGACCATTTTCCAAGATTTCTTGACTCTCTGAATATCCAATCCATATATCACCAACGGCTAAATGTGCGATAGGCCAAGAAGGCAAGAGTTCTCGGAGTCCGTGTTCACGATCGTCTAACATTTATTGTGCGACTGGTATTAATAACAAAAATTGAACGCTTTTCACTTGGGAGCATGATGTCCCCCCTATAAAATGGAGTGTGATATGTGTGCAGGATTTATCTTTGATTGGTGTAAGCGACCAATGCGACCAGACAATATATTATTCAAAGACATTCATCATGGTCGTCTTGCAAGAGCGATGGACGAAATAACGCCAATTTTCATACGATTTATGCAAGAGGTTTTGTGTATTCATTTAGAGATGGGCTTATTAATGATAAAGTATGATTTTCAGGAAGACGGTGAAAAAGGACGTTGGGAAAGTTTGACGTTGTGGTTCGAAATGAGTGATTCCAATGTATTTGAAGAAATAAAACTACTTCTTCAAGAACATTGTGTATTTAAAGATAAATCCTTGCGATTCTGTAATATATGGATTGGATTTTGTATAAGTAATTTGGCTTGTGTAAAAGGGATTCATTCGGAACATTTGAAGGGGAGACGTGATTTAATGCACATCCTCTGTCCAGATGTTTCAAAGCCGATGAGTATGCCTCTGCCTCTGGCTCTGCCTCTGGGTCAAGCCGCGTCAATGCAAGATGACTCCCAATATCTTTATGACGAATTGTATAATTAGAGGGGGGTCTAATACCAATTCGCCTGTGGCTCTGTGGGAGCAAACATGCGTTCAAGACCAGGAGTCCAACTGGCATAATTCCATTTTCCATCTCGCGATCGTTCGCCAGTATTTACAGTAAAGAATGGGTCAGGATTTTTATAATTATCTACTGTGGCAGGAACTTCGAACGTCCCTTCGCCGAAAGTTGTTGGAAGATTTGTTCCAGGTTGTTCGCCCATTGACTTAACAGCATTTACAGAAGCAGTGGCATGATTTCCCGAAACATCTGCGACTTCATCTTCGTATAAGACTTTTTCATTCAAACGACTCGTTACGACAGTATACGCATTTTCGCCGATTTTTTTCATCTCTGCACGAAGTCCTTTGGCTGCGTAAATTTTATCCACCAATTCTTTGGCATCTGCAGCATCATATGTTGTGAGTTCATTCGGCTTTTTCGGCACATATTTGGATAAAATCTCGTTTTCATCTTTTAATACCGGGGGTTTCATATCACTGCCATCAATGGAACTATAGGGATTTTTACTAGGTAATTCTCTGGGATTTTGGAAAGATTCTTTATAAGAGGCCAAACCTTGTTGAAAGAGGTCAGAGCTGGGAGGCTGTACGGTCCAATCCATGGGATATTGTGACATCAGTAAATCTCGTGTTGACTTTGTCATTGCGCGGTCTCCTTCATTCTGAAAAACCATACTGTATTCGTAATCATCCACCGATTGAATAGAATCGGTGGCATATGGGGGAGTAATTTCATCATCCCGATATACATTTCCAGAGGAGTCTCTTAAAACACGAATGGTATTTTCTTTTTTTCCATCTGTGTCTGTGATATTCACAGCCACGTTTATAGGTTTGCTCATATTTACAATTATATATATCGACCCAATTGCCGTTATTAAAACTACAAATAGAATTATATATTCTAACACTTCCATCTAACTATCTTCGTGTTAAAAAGCCTTCGCGGTTTCTCCAATACCGATTGAATCCGTAAAAAAGGAAAGTAATTATAACGAGAACTACAAAAAGAGACAGTGTATCTTGATGAAAATATATATAAAGAATCGCTCCAAGAATCACAATCACATTGAAAAAGAATGTAATGCTTACACCTGTTCCTGGAATTTCGCCGGCAACCATTTCTTTTCTTCTATTAGATGCCAACAACAACGCGGAAGATAAAAAAGAAGTCAGTCTTGAAAGTTGATGATGCTAAAAAAATTCCCAAATTTGAACTAGCTTTAACGACGGGAAATATTAACTTTGTGCTCGTATATGCCGATTGGTGCGGCGCGTGTAAAAGATTTATGAAGAATATATGGAATCCAATGTGTAAAGGAAAGGCAATGCACAATCGTCTAGCAGTGCGAGATGATATGATAAAAAATACAAGTCTTGCCAATGCGAAATTTGATTATTTACCTAGTTTACTTGTTGTTGATGAAAAAGGAGAATTACAAACATTTGATACGCCGGATGGAGAACAAACACATGCTATGCCAACGCCGAAAAACGTGAAGGATATGCAACGAATTGTAAATGTTCCTGTTTTTAATATAACAGATCCTAAAAATCCTAAACCCGTTATAAATACACGTAATAAGAACAAACAGACTCCTATGGAAGGCTCTGAAGAGTCTAATACCTCTGAAAGCTCTGAAAGCCCTGAAAACTCTGGAATGCCAAATATACCAACTCCTTCTCGTTTTCCGAATAATTCTAGAATGGCGAATAGTCTTACTATGGAAAACCCTGGAATGTCAAATATACCAACTCCTTCAAAGTCATCAATGTTTTCTAAAATCTCTAATTCTAAGATCTATACTCCAACGCCCATGGTTGCTTCTGCCACTTCTACAGAAGATCCGAAATCTCCACAAAAAGGTGGCGCGAGAGCCCCATCTTTCACACGCAAATTCATGAAAAAATTCGCATCAGCATTCAAACACCGTTGTAAATGTAAAAATTGATTTTCATTCAATAACTAGAAAAAGTCCCACCAACGCATCGTAAACATGGAAACATTCCATATTTACGATAGTCTATCAAGAGATGAAAGAATTCTGAAAGAGTCCGAGGATGAGAAACAGGTGGAATATCAAAGTGCACATGAGAGTGACGATGATGAATTTCAGTCAAATTATAAGAAAAAGAAAGATAATTACGGGGACAACAAAACACTTCACATGGTCATACATCTCTTCGGAATGAATGCCAAAGGAGAGCCAGTTCGCGTAGATGTCAGTGGATTTCGTCCATATTTCTTTGTATCTCTGCCAGATAATCAGCCAGATTATGAAGCAATTGAGAAAAAACTCCGTGTGAAACTAAAGAGTGATATTGATCTCGTTGAATTTAAACTAGAATACCACAAGAAATTCTACGGTTACACAGGTGGAAAACAATTTCGCTTCGTTCGCATGTCATTCCAAAGCCTAGAAATCTTTTACACAGTCCGCAAAGAATTTCTAGATGAGAAACAATGTCCGAAAATGAGTCTGCGAAATGGAGAGAAACCACTTGAGGTATTTGAGTCAAATATTGACCCCATGTTGCGTTTCTTCCATCTTCGTGGAATATCTCCATGTGGGTGGGCTTGTGTAAAAGGGGATGAATATGAAAGTGAAACGGGAATTCGTATTTCCTGTGATTGGGAATCTATCACTCCAGCTGCTTCTCCTATTCCAACCGCTCCTCTTCTACATGCATTTTGGGATATAGAATGCTATAGTAAAAGTGGCGAATTTCCCATGGCAAAACCTCTTGGTCGTGGCGTCGGCGGTGACCCTATTATTCAAATTGGAACAACCCTTTGGACTCAATCAGGTTTCCTAGAAAAGCATATCTTTGTCTTAGATTCCTGTGATGACATTGAAGGAATTCAAGTACATCGCTACACATCTGAAAAAGACTTGTTACTGGCTTGGTGTAAATTAATGGTGAGTCGGCGTGTGAATGTCTTTGTCGGATATAATATCTTTGGTTTTGATGAAAAATATCTATGGGAGCGGTTAGAAGTATATAAGCTAACCAAGCACAATGACGTACAGGAGTTGAGTCTCTTAGCTGATGAAGGAAAGGAGATGAAGTTGGAAGAGAAACGTCTTAGTTCATCAGCACTTGGTGATAATCTTCTATTTATGTGGCAAACACCTGGGCGTCTTCGTATAGATTTACTCGGCCATATTAAAAGAAAAGCACAACTTCCTTCCTATAAACTAGATTCTGTTGCGGCCGTATATTTGAGTGGGAAATTAAACGGAATTCAACATATTTCTGAGAGGATTTGGTTGATAAAGACATCTAAAAAGGAAAAGGGCGATGCTCGTATTGGGCGTGCCGTTCAATTATTGGATGAATTTGGGGAAGATTTGACGGAAAAGATGGTGATTCAGTGCACAGTTGACGAGGGATTTCACGTAGAAGTTACGGAGGAAGACCACGAGATTCTGGCGTCTGGAGCGGCATCGGCAGCATGTCGTTGGGCCGTTGTAAAAGACGATGTCAGTCCCCAAGATATTTTCAGACTTCATCGTGGATCAGCAGCAGATAGAGCAATCATTGCTGCCTATTGTATTCAAGATTGCGATCTGACATTGGAATTGTACAAGAAGTTGGAAGTGTTTAATGAAGCAATGGCAATGTCAAATGTGTGTTGGGTGCCTGTTTCTTATATCTTTACGAGAGGTCAAGGAATTAAGATAGAGTCGCTCATCTTCGAGTATTGTATGCGTAGTAAGCAATTAATTAAAGTACTTGAAAGTCAAATGAATAAACCATATGCTCCAACATCGGACATTGAAGAAAAATATAAGAATTTAGATTCATCAAGAATAAAAGAATGCATTGAACAAATGACACACACTGAAGAGATTAACGGTAACTTTGAATCATTTGCATTATTACATCCATTTAAACCGATTGTGAAAGAAATAAATTATCTTAAAAAGCAATTCCTTTATAAGGAACAACTTGAAAATGCAAAGGAGGATTGCTATGAAGGTGCTATCGTATTAGTTCCTGAACCTGGATTTTACACAGATCCTGTCGGCGTATGTGATTTCTCTTCGCTGTATCCAAGCACAATTATAAGTGAAAATATCAGTCATGATTCGCTAGTATGGGCGAAAGATTATGACATGGATGGGCGACTCATCTGTATATCATATGGATGTGTGGAGGATGAGCGATATGCTACCCCAGAGACGCAATGGACGGATATTGAGTTTGATATTCTTCGCCCTGATCCTGCAGATACACGGAAACATCCAGTGAAATTGAAAGTGGGAGTGAGACATTGTAGATACGCTCAACCAGCAAATGGAGAAAAGAGTAGTTTGCCGAATATTGTTGCAAAGTTATTAGCAGCGAGAAAGGCTACACGAGCAGAAATTCCGAAAACCGATGATCCGTTCAAGAAAGCCCTTTTAGATGCTGAGCAGAATGCTTACAAAATAACGGCGAATTCATTATATGGTCAATTAGGGTCGCCGACATTTAAGATACGTCTACAGAATTTGGCAGCGTCGGTGACAGCATATGGTCGCCTACAAATTATGTTCAGTAAAGATGCTATAGAGAAGTTTTATGGGCCTGGGGCAAAAGATCCAAGATGTTCTGCAGAAGTCGTATATGGTGATACAGATTCTCTATTCGTGCGATTTAATCCGAGAAATGCTGAGACGGGCGAACTTCTAAAAGGGAGAGAGGCTCGTATTGCGACAAAGGCATTGACGGAAGAAGTGGGAGAATTTATTACAGGAACTCTGAAAGCTCCTCATGACTTTGAATATGATAAGATATTCGCCCCATTTATCATCTTCAGTAAGAAACGATACGTTGGTAATAAATATGAAGATTCTGTTGATGAGTTCAAAGAGACTTCGATGGGAATTGTGTTAAAGAGGCGTGATAATGCTCCTCTGTTAAAGATGGCATATGGTGCGGCCATTGACCGTTTATTGAATCATCAGGATGTTCATGGAGCAGTGGATGCGGTGAAGAAAATCGTGTGTGATTTGGTGGAAGGTCGTATGAAATTGTCACAGCTTACAATTACGAAATCATTGCGGTCGCAATATAAAACGACGCCACCTGCACACAAAGTCTTGGCCGATCGTATTGCCGAAAGAGATCCAGGGAATGCTCCCGCGTCTGGTGAGAGGATTGGATATGTATACGTACAAGCTTTGGCGGGACAACAGGCGAGTAAATTACAAGGAGACCGTGTTGAGACGCCGGCATGGATTATGAAACATGGTCTTCAACCTGATGCAGAATATTATATCCAGCATCAATTATTTAATCCTTTGGCACAACTGTTTGCGATTGTGTTAGAGGATATGCCTGGATATGTTGCACCGCCGACGTGGGGTTCAGGTGAGCGATATACAGCACAGAGGGAAATCTTGGCGGGGAAGTTATTATTTGATGAGGGGATTCAGGCATGCAACAACTCCGCCAAGAAAGATTTTATCAAGTTGTTCAAGGCTGGGACTGGGGCTGCTGCTGCTGGGACTGCTACTGCCGCTGGGGCTGCAGGGCCTTCAACACCAACGAAAGTCTTTCGCAAACCTCCCGTTGATGATACGATGGCAAAAGCAGAAGCCGAAGCATTTGGAAACGGAAGTAAGCCACCCGCAAAGAAAAAGCAACAGACAATTTTGTCAGCCTTTTCCATTGACACGGCATGTTTTATGGACGATAGATTGGCAAGAGATATGAGAGCTGCCAGACGTTCTAAGACAAATAATAAGACCTAATCGTCAATCAGATACACATGTCGCTTGAATATGCCGAACGCTTAGATCATTATCTCGAACAATGTAATCAATCTGAGATAAATCGTCTAGCTCGTAGAAAATGTTCCTATACCGTGTGGAATGATCAAAGTCTTGCCCAGAAAGCCACTCTTTTTTTAAGAAATCTAACAGATTTGAAAGAAATTCCATCCGTCATCATTTTAAATCCGAGTGCCGATGGTGGAATGCCACATACAAGAGCGTCATCTATCATTTGTCTTCCGGCATATTACCCAGAAACGAAATTAGAGGAGACTCTCAAACATGAACTCGTTCATATAAATCAGAAACAGAATCCAAGCGCATGGATTGACCGCGCTCAGCGAGAAGGATGGGTCTATATTCCACAATCTAGAATCCCAGAAATCTGGCGAGAACGGTGTCGTTTAAATCCAGATACAATAAGTGCGAGATTTTTTGCATGGAAAGGGCGTTATATACCTTTACCCTTATTTATACGCGAAGATAAACCAGAATTGCGAGAAATTCAAGTTCGTTGGTACGATTTGATAGAAGAGACTGTGAATTCCCATACACCAACTTCTTTTACACAAAAATATGGGACACTTGGAGCATCATCAATAGAACATCCATATGAATTATGGGCGTATCACCCATAAATACCATTTTTTCCATTTTTCCTCGTATGAATAGAGTATTTCATAAAAACAGATGAGTGATGAAATATCACTTACAGAATTAGGAATTCAATGGACATCGAAGCCAAATCTATGGCATACAATTCCTAAAAAACTGTTACCCACTTGTAATGTGTTTGGAGAACTAAAAGACGTTTCAGAGAATCTTATGTTTGTGTTAAAAGCCCATAAACCTTTAGGAAATGGAACATTTGGTCGTGTAGATTCTTTTACATATGAATTAGGGAATTCAATAAAATATATCGCTATAAAACGTCCAAAACATCCAAATATTCATTTATTGACAGAAGCTCTTTTTCAATGGAAATTACATAAAGATTTACAACACTATGGCTTATCATTTTGTATTCCAAAAGTGGAGCATATTTTCACATTTAAACCGACAAATGATGTCTGGTTTTCAATGACAATGTATGAACCTTCTTTATTATCATCGTGGTGTTTGAAGCATTTTAAAAAGGATGGAAATACATTTTGTTTATTAATGTTACAGATATCTGTAATTCTACAAATTGTTGAAGATATATTGAAAATAGACCATCGTGATTTAAAAGTTAATAATATTCTTGTGATTGATGAACCAAAAGAAATACAAATTACAATGGGGACTGTGAAAAAGAGATGTATCTTTCCATTTTACATAGTCTTTATAGATTTCGGATTTGCTTGTATTGGCGATACACTTGATATAAGAACAGATGGTTTACCGCCCATTGATACATGTCCAAAAGAAGGGCGTGATATATTCCAAATCTTAGTATCTATTTGGAGAATTGATGCCTTACGGAGTATTCTGGAAGAAGTCTGGGGGAATTGGTTTCATTCTAAAATTAATTCGGCAGGGAATTATATTCAATTAACAGAAAAAGCGAAAGATTTAACATGGATGTATGCTATAACCGAAGATAAAGAATTTAAGGCACCTTTATGTACGCCCAATTCTATAATAAAAGATTGTTTTCGTTTTTTAGATTTATAGGAAAAAATTGAAATGTTTCGTTTCTAGCATGAAAGTCCCCCTTTCATATGCAATATTTTCTTGTTGATGCTCGCGATGGAAAATATATTCTATTTACATATTGGCATGTAAATAGAATATATAGAGGAAACTCTGTCACTTGTGTAAAAGTGAGTTTATTAGAATATCCAGAATCTTTCACGGGGAAGTATTCCTTCAGAAGGTATGGTACTATGGTAAAGCAAGAACAAGAAATATATATTGAGCGTGATTCTCAGCGGCATGAGCCGATAATTTATACGAGTTCAATGAAGAAAACGGAAACATACATTGAATGTGCTTTAGGAAATATACATGTGTATGAATTTACTAATCCTAACATCATCTTTCCATCCGTATTTTATAAAGTATTGACGCGCAAAAATAAACGAAATACATGGTTCATTGAAAGGAGTCAAATGAGTCAATCAAATCCTCTGAAAGATCTTGTTGATAGACTCATTCGTGAAAAGAGCACATGTCCAATAACGTTAGAAGAATTCAGATACGGTCATATAACAGTGACTGGGTGTCGCCATGTATTTGAAACAGAATCTTTTCAACGAATTCTTTCTGCGTCGTGTCCCTTGTGTAGAGCCGCAATACGAAGAGAAGATTTAGTTTGCTTCTAGGCGAAGGGGTTGAGGGCCCAGCTCAGCGGTGCCCTTTAGATAGTAAAGCATATGTATAAAAAAAACTATATCCTGTTGATAGAATTATAGGACCAATAAAATACTTATCATATTCTTTTTTCTGTAAAATAGTTTTTATAACTGTTAGAACAAAAGGATTGAATATCATGAATAAAGTAAAAATAATTCCATCCATATCAATTTTTTTAAGAATGCCCTGAGATATAAAAAGCAAGCTTACAAAAAACATCACTAGCATTGGTAAGCTTACCATAAAAGAAAAGGGTATTTCAGAATATTTAATTGTTTTTTCAAGATTGTCTGATATTTTATCAGATGTTATCGTATAAATATTTAAACCTATAAGAATTATTCCAGATAAAATAAACAAAAATAATAAAATATTAATTCGCGATGCATCGTACATTTCTATAAGTAGTCTAAGCTTTTTACGCGCGATTCCTAGAATGCCATTGGTCGCCACAAATATCACAGATATATAAATACATTAAATTCACTGTATCATACTTAATATAAATAACATCGGGATTTTTACCAGCTTTATTACTATCACAGACTGTGTTAGGACATGTAATATTACTACGAATATGTGGAAGTCTGGGATCTTTTCGTGTGAATTCATTCAGAAGAATTTTATAACCTTCTGATGATTTTTGTTGAACCATCATTTCCATTACGAGACCTCCTTTTGCATCATCTTCCTTAAATCCGCACTTGCGGCAAATGCGGCGAAGTTCTTGACTTTCGGCATCCACTTGCATGTAAAGATAGTTATCACAGATAGGGCAATATCGTAAACTACTCTCATGCTCTGGGTCAATTTCTGTTGTAATATCCGGAGGTGTTATTTGCGTTTGTGTTAAAGGGACTGATAGTCCGCCTTCTGGTATTCCTTGTTGGGTTTCCTGCTGCTCTTGCTGCTGCTCTTCACTACTTCCTCCGCCGCCGATT